AGTCAAGTAATCTCATCGTGCATTGAGATGCTTGGCTACGACGCAGTTATGACGATGGCAATGAAACAACGCATTCTTTCACAGCTGCAGGAGGAATCTGAATGAACTGTGAACATTTAATCTTCCAAACAGATGGAACTCGTTACGATCTGGTTCTTGTTGACGATCCATACGGCGGGGTTATTGTCGCATGGACTTCGACTGGTTATCTTTGGCGTTGGGATGAAGGCGACAGAATGAAACCATTGAACAGAGATTCCAATCCACATGATGCAAAGAACATCTTCGCTTACTTGGAGGGAACTCTTTGATTAAGAATCACGATCGTTGGTCAAAACTTGGTGAAGAATATCTTGGAGAACACAACAGCGAGTGGGCTGAACGGATGGAATCATTTCCGACCACACCAGGATCCGGACCACTAACTTTAATGAAAGCAATCATGAATGATTACTGGGCTGATGTTCAGGGCAAAACTCAGGACTGGCCAGCAGAACATGTTGACATGGTTATGGCTAAACTTTACTGGTGTTGGGTCGCATGGCTCGAAGCAACACATGTTGATCTTGCAGAAACCTTCGAAGGTGTTGACGATGATAATGCTCCGTCGCACGATGAGTTACAAGACGAGTTTGACCAGAACCCATATGGAATGGGTTAATCAAATCCAAAGCCAAGCCATCAGAACATAGTCCGCCACAGTTGCTCCAGCAACCGAGACCAATGTAGCAATTGAAAGAAAGACGTTGAACTTCATCAATGATTCCAAGGATGTTTCTTTTGCTTCTTTCTTTTCTGCTCGAGCCATTAGCCATTCTGCAAACTTTGTAGTTGGTGTTTTCTTTTCTTCAATAGGACTTTCTTCTGTACTCATATTATCTTGCCTCCCATTCCTACGAGTGCGGTCTCTTCGAACCGTCGTATTTCTGGAGTGTAAAGATCGATAGCTCCTACGCCACCTGCTTCAATAGTTCTGATTGCAAATTCTGTAGCTACAATATCTGCAGCTTGGAATGCAATAACTGGTATTCTTATCAGGGGATGAAACTTTGTTAAAGTCGAAAGTGGAATTTGACTATCTGTAAAAAGAACTTCTTCTAACCAAGTAAGTTCAGAAGCAAGCATATCTAATCCTCATCAAAACTTTGTTGAAGATCGTAGGATCTCTTTAGTCGCATTAGGTATTGGTATTCTGGTTCTTCTTTTGTATTAACCAATAATTTAACTTGCATACTTGGGAAAGTAAAACTAGTAATTGTAGATAGTGGAGCAACACCTACAACCTTTGTATTTCCTTGAACATAAACTGAAACATACAATCTATCACTGGCTGTTGCGAATGGTTGTACGTTTTTGATTCGATGAGTTAATACTGGGAATTGACCCCAAGATGCAGTATCAGTTGTAATGGTCCAATTATCGAGTTGATGTAGTGCAAAGTTTTGGCTTGAAAGAGCTGGACCAAACATTCCCCCTGGTTGAATGAAATTAGAAGTCGGCAATGGAATATCTGTTACTAGTACACTAACACTCATCGAATCACCTGTTACGCCATCGGTTGTTGTTGGAAGGTAATCATAACTTAATGCAATAGCTTCTATGAAAGTTGTTTTATCATCCAGAGACAAACCTGCTAGATCGATATAATTGTTTAATGAATATGCATAAATCTGATTTGACAAACCAGGGGGTGCATGAGTCCAATCTCCATTCACTGCATAATCCCAATCGACAGGTGGACCACTTTGTTTTGATGCAACTACAAAGCCTATGTTTTTGATAAGTTCTTTCACTTTAACGACCTCTTTCTATCTGGGGATCTCTTCCAAGACTTTGCAGCTTGTTTGAAGATTGCTGCATGTTTCTTGCGTGGATGTTTCTTTTTGAGTTGTGCCATCTTCTTCTTCATGTATTTGTTATACGCGGATGGGGCTCGCTTTACTTTCTTTACAACCTTCTTTGCTTTCTTGGTTGTAGTCTTTGCAGACTCGCCTAAATCTTGTATCTCTTTCAAGAGACGTATGACTTCATCAATAGACACTGAGTCCACCTCAGTTATCTGCAGCTGTTGATTGAATCGCAATTGCCATGAAGTCTTTTGCACTGAGGGATACAATAGATGCATTTACTCGAACAGTGACGTTCACTGATCTACCAGAACCAAGTGCAGAAGATAGTCCAGAAATGTATAGTTGATCGTTAACAACATATCGTCCATCATCGGAACCCTTGCCAAAGTTATCTGGATAAAGGTCTGTAGCCATAGACAAAAATGCGTCAGTATCGTAGTTTAGGTTTCCTGATGCAACCAGGGCACGATCATTACTGAAAACTAATCCACCACGGTTTAGATCGGTAAGTTGAACGTTGACAAACGCAGAACCGCCCATGGCAAAAGTTGGTGCTTCTGAAGCAGTAGTACCTTGGAAGATAAAGTCAACTGAATGAACTTGAAGTGCTTGACGATCTCCTACATCAACGTAGGAACCAAGGTCAATAGTTGCAAATGTTTCAGTTGCAGCTGCGCTGATAGTCAATCGTTCGGTTAGGGTAAACATGCTTGTCTTTTTTGTAGCCATAATAATCACGGGGTGGAGTGGGGTTTTCTCTGCTAGCGAATCGACAGACTAGTTCCCCACTCCAAATAACCCTATCATAACTGGGCCTTTAAGCATTTGCAGTCCTATCTTGGCGAGCGTAGCGAGCAAATCTTCACACCACCACCTCCCGACCTCCAACCCTATGGGTAAGTACACCCTATATTATTCTGACCTGTCAGATTTTTTCCGCATATACTAAATAACATTATTATTTAGCGTTAGATATGGCGAACCAATACTCCATAACCGTAAGCAACGGGGCTGATGCTGTCCTCAAGAAGTGCAAAGATGGAGGTGCAAAGATAAGTCAAGTAATCTCATCGTGCATTGAGATGCTTGGCTACGACGCAGTTATGACGATGGCAATGAAACAACGCATTCTTTCACAGCTGCAGGAGGAATCTGAATGAACTGTGAACATTTAATCT